CAAAGCCAGATGTACCATATCCTTGTTCAGCAAATCCACCAGCTTTAACTATATCTTCAATACTTGTAGTATCATAGTTTAAGTTTGGCATGCCTCTTTGTGGACCTACACTTCCAAAGTTAGGGTCTTTTGATTTTACAACAAAGTCTGGTAACTCGTCAAACATTTCTGGATCGCTAAATATTCTTCCCATTTTTTCTGATGATGGATGAAATACCAACTGTTTTACTAAAGCGTTAGGGAAGTTATTTAGTACACTAGGAGCTAAGTTCTTAGTCTCTTCACTATAGCCTAAAGCTTCTAGTCTCATTCTAGCTAACATGTGGCTATTCATATATTTCATGTTACGTGTAGCTTCAACATAAAATTCTGGTATGTTACCACCTCTAGCATATTGTATCAGTGCTTCTATATCTTCACCTGTATGTGGCTCTTGCTTGTTAATCCATGCTTGTCGAGTATCTTCGTTTTGAAGTTGCTCGTTAGCTTCACGACCAGCGTTAGCAGTAAAGAGATTACGTTTACCATCACCTGATAGGTAATATGATCCATATTCTTGATAGCCTTCACCTTTACCTTTCTTACCAGTACCTTCAACTGCTTTTACATTTGCAAGTATATCACTTCTTGCACGATCTAATGCTTGGTCAGGAGATAATGAACCACCTTCTTTAGATGTATAATATAAAAACTTTTTACGTAAATCATCTTTTACATTATCTAGTATAATGCTAGTTTTCATTTCTTTATTAGCAGTAGCTAATTTAGTGTTTAGATTAAAACTTACGTCTTCTGTTAAACTGGTTTCAACAGCTTTATACGCATCTTTATTTTGCTCAATCTTGTCGTAACCTTTAATTTCTTTTTCTAACTGAGTTCGTAACTTAGGATCATTAATCTCGTCAAGTCTAGCTCTAGCGTTAGTAAAATCATTTTCAAGTAAATCATGTCGTATATGTTTTGCAGTATCTTCATCAACTTTATCTTCGTTAGTTACGAAAGCTGTAAGAGGTTGAAAGAAACGCCAATATACGTTGTTGTTTTCTTCTGCTACGACAATACCTTTATCAGCTAACATTTGTTTTGTGTTAGTTACCTCGTTTAACAAGTCAGCTTCTGTAGCACCGCCTTCTATTTTTTTAAGTCTTTCCTTAGCTTCTTCTACAGCAGCAGTAACTTGATTCTGTTCTGACTTAGTTTTTCTGTCAGTCTCCTGAGCAGCAGTTTTGTCAAATAGTATCTGTACAGCTTCGTAAAAACGTGGACGTAGTTCTTGTAAACTTTTTGTTTGACCAGAAGCTCTATCTTTAATACCCTCCATAGACAGCACTTTATTTAGACCTTCAGCTTTCAAATAACCGTTTTCTACAGCCCAGTTTAAATCACCTAATAACATGTCAAATGCCATAGCAGTATCTTTTTTACCGCTCATCATTTCTGCCTTTTTTATATAGCCAGAATTAGGATCATTAATGTTACCAAATATAGTACCAACAGGATCAGTTATTAAACTTTGAGATAAGGCAATTCTACGTTTTGTTACAGCCTGCTCTTTTGACTTAGCATAAGATGTTTGTAAAAACTGAGCTCTTGCTTGCTTATCTGTAGCGTTTGTATTTTTTATTAATTCAAGAACATGACGATTACTCATCTTATTCTTACCACTAAATACTTCAGCACTAAAATAAAATGATTCGTTTAGAAACTGTGTTACAGCATCATACATTAATGGATTACCAGCACCTTGATTAGCTGTCATAGCATCGTTAAGACTAACCATGCCGAAACCTTCTACAGGTACTTTAGTATCTTGATTAGCTAATATAAAACCTTGATAACTTTTACCTACATCTTGTACTAATGCTGCACCTTTTGTTTCAAAGTTATCTACAGCAAGAGATTGGTTTACATAAATACCTTCTTCTAGTACATTTACATCACTTGTAAGTTCGTAATCCTGATCTGCTTTCCATGCAATCTGCATACCTTCTGCATTAAACGCATTACTTTCTTCCTGTATAGATTGCCACTTTTCCATTTCTTTATCTTTGTAGACAGCTTTACTGAAGCTATCATCAAACTTTTGGTCAAATGCACCAGTAGGCATGCTACCAGTGTAAAGTTCTGCATTTTTATCTTGGATCTTATCTAGATTTTCCTTACCTTTTTCAACATCTGCTTTCTTTGCTTTTAAGATAGCTCTGTTATCTGCCCACTTTTGAAACTTAGGTGCAAAATCACCAACCTGTGCTACAAGCTGTCCAAGCTTTTGAAAGTTTCTAGACTTAGTTTCAGCAGCAGCAATAGCATCTTGTGCCATCTGTTTATACTGCTGATTATTACTAGCTATCAGTTGGTTGATACCTTCTGCCATCATGTCAGATGTACCATACCCAACGTCTTGATAGTTAGTGTCGGAGGTGTTAAATTGGTTTGAATCCACTATACAGCCTCCAAGTCTACGTCTAATTTGTCATAGTAAACACCTAAGAAACCACTAGGTAATACACCTACAGCCATAGGGTTTTGTTTTACGACATCTTGAGCTATAACACCACGCCATGTTTCACCGGGTCTAGCTCTATATGTCCATTCGTATATATTATAACCTTTAGGTGATACGCCTACTTTGACTATATCATCCTTAAGTCTTTTATCACTAAATGCCATGATACCAGATGCTACGTTAAGTCCAAAGCTTATACTGTTCATTAACTGACCAGCTCTGTCTCTTGGAGGTAACATGGTAGGCATACCAAACTGTGGTCCCATACCAAGTGCATCGTTTTGTTTCTTTATCATAGCCTGTTCTCTTCTTTGTAAACCTTCTTGGAACTTACCTTCACCTACAGTTGCTAACTTAAACATCTGTTGATCTAGTTTAGCTACTTTAGAAAAATAGTTAGCATTTTTAACACCACCATAGCGTCTGCTTCTTGTACCATCGTTTACTGATTTACTCTGAAAGTACTGTCTAGCTAGGCTTTCTTTTTCTGATAAGGCTTTACCTTGAGCTTGTACTGCAAGTTCTTGGAAGTCAGCTTGTGTACGTGACCTACCCATACCTCGTATGGTTTTTAGGTTTTGTTTAAAGTCTGCTTCTTTATTCCATTGTTTTATCGAGTTAGCTTTAAACTCGGCATGTCGCCTGTTATTCTCGACTCGGGCTGCTTCACGCCTACCCGCATTAGGATCTGGTGCACACACGGCAAAATTCTATAAAGTATAAATTGTTTGGTCCATGTTTAAACTTACGTAAAAACTTGAAGCCTAAAAATTTGAGTAGTTTTAAATGTACTGTATTTCTACAGTCTACTATGTTCCACAATAGAGGCTCAGTACGGCTATCGACCCACCGTTTAGCTTCTCTTGCAAATGTAATTGGAAAGTCGTGAATAGCTGGAGTGCATAGCATCCATATTTCACCACCTTCTCCGACTCCTGCTAGTCCGGCAGTCTTGCCGTCTGGTACTGTGAAATACACAGCAGAGCCAATCCTAGCCACTCGTAATAGCTCGGCCATAGGATCTAGTCCATGACCTTCTACGACCTCTCTGAGGTCATCTGGGCGTAGGTTAGAGGCCACCTCTGCGGCAGCCTCCTCTGTAATTGGGTGTACGTATTGATCTAATTTAGACACGTCTGTAATATTTGGGTGAGTAGTCTCCCTCCCATGACACAGCTCGTAGCGTGGATGGTGCTGGGTGACTTGATTTAAGTGTAATATCTACGTTAGTATTTTTTTCATATACTGGTACAGTTTTTATAAACTCTTCTAGGTAGGGTGCATCTGACACATCATACTCGTCTAGCTCTGTAGATTCGTATACTTCTGTGTAGTCAGATTTACCAACACGTGCAAGAGTTGTTTCATATAGCCCTATCTTACCGAAGTGAAGTTTAATTCTATGTACTACAAGGGATGAGTTTACGTCAGATCTGTTAGCTTCGCCTTGTTGTCGTGAAAGATAGAATGTAGGAAACGCTACGCTGTACTCGTATAAGTATCCTATAGTTAGCGT